TATATTAAAAGCATTAAACATATGGCAATAAAAGAATTAGAGTTAAAAGTACCTACATCATATGGTGATATTACTTTGAAACAATGGATAGAATTACAGAATGAATTAGAAGCATACAAAGATGATGCAGATGCAGTAACTGCGTTAATGTTATATCACCTATGCGGACTAGAACCAAAGTATTTAAAAAGTATATCAATAGATGATTACGCAGTAGTTAAAACACAATTAGAATCTTTCTTAGGTAATACTGAATTACCACTACAAAGAATTATAAAGATAGATGGAAAGGAATACGGATTTGAACCTAACCTATCTCAAATGTCTTATGGTGCATTCGCTGATATAACACAATACAAAGACTTAACAATAGATAAGAATTGGGCAAAGATAATGTCAATACTATATAGACCAATCAAACATAAGAAAGGTGAAATGTATTCTATTGATGCATACGATGGTGAGATGCGAGAAGAGATGTTTTTAAATGTTTCAATGGATATACACTTTGGCGTATTGTTTTTTTTTGTCAATTTATTAATGGACTTGCTGAAAGGTATCCTGAAATCTACGATGGAGAAGGATATACATCCCAACATCAAGCAAATTTTGGAAAGAAGTGGGCGGCTTATTCCACACTCATTGACCTCGCCGGCGGAGATATTACGAAAATAGATTTAGTTACAAGAGAACCATTAGAGAAGTGTTTATTGTATCTTGCATTCAAATCGGATAGAAATAAAACTGAAACTTTATTACACAATGAAGCAATGAAGAAGATGAGATAATAACTTTTCAAATCTTTATTGTTATTACTAAAACGAAACTATGGGAGGCATTTGGAGCAATAGCAGAAATGGTAATTTAAGATATTCAGTCAATAGACAGAATCAATCTGGTATATTCCTTGGGCCCACGCGTGGATTAAGTTCACCAAAGAATAGTAGAAGAGGTTGTTTATGTTTAGATAGTGATACCTATGATGTTAAATGTTGCAATGGAGCATTGATGCAACAAGGTATTGGTAACATACAATCACCTACAAGAACAGGCGGTGGTGGATTTAGTGACGGATACGATGAAGGTTTCGAACAAGTAAATCAGTAAAAATAAAATAAAGATATGTCTCAAATATCAAAGCAAGCACTTATTGTTGATAATAATCAATCATTCCCTACAAACAACGCAGGTGAAATTACACCATCGGACTTACGAGCATTTAATGTTAATATGATTGACTCATTGGTAAACGAAATACCTTATCAATCATTTACAGCATCAGTAACTAATTCAATTAACTTATTGAATCAGTTTAGTGCATCCCAACAACCATCCTTTACTGCATTGAATACATTTACTGCAAGTCAGTTAACAATCAATTCAGGTGTTAATGGATTTACTCAATCTGCAAATGCATCTATAAATAGTCTGACTGCAGAGGTAGACGAATTACAAACATGGAGTGGTAGTGTTAATGCTATATCAGATAATGGTATATTGTTAGGATACTCAACAAGACTTAATTTTTATGGATTAATGACTGCAAGTATTGTTGCAAATGTAGGTGGGCCAATAGCAGCAATAGGATTATTGAGTGATACAACAAGAGTTAGTACATCATCGTTTAATGCATACACTGCATCGACTGCAGCAACACAATCTGTATTCAGTGCAAGTGTTGCAACATCAATTAGTTCAAGTAGTGCAACATTTACAGCATTCAGTCAATCACAAAATAGTTTTAACTTATCTGCAACTGCATCTATACAAGAGTTATTAAACTTATCATCATCTTTAAGTGGTGGATATGCAACGCAAGGTGAATTAGACCAATCATCATCTGTATTACAGGCAAACATTAATCAAAAATTATTTACTTCTTCGTTTAACTCATATACTCAATCAACTGCTGCATCTGAATCTGCATTCAGTACAAGTGTTGCAAGTAATTTTAGTCAGTCATATGCATATATAAATTCTTACACAGCATCAACAAATATTAGATTAAATAATTTAGAAATAACATCAGCAAGTTTATCAATTGAAACTTCTAATTTAGAATTATTTAGTTCATCACAATTATTATTGAATCCTACATTGGCAACTACTGGGAGTAATGTATTTACAGGTAGTCAAACAATAACTGGTAGTGTATATGGAAATATAGTATCATTGAGTATCACTTCACAAACTGCAAGTATGGATTTATCTAAAGGTAATTTCTTTACTTTAACATTAGTATCAGGTAGTTCAACTGAATTAACTGCAACAAATATAAAAGCAGGACAAACAATAAACTTATTGATTACACAATCAACTCCTGCAAGTGGTAGTTTAACTTATAATTCAACAATTAAATTCCCAGCAGGAAACAATTATATTGCAACTGCAGCATCTGCTTCTAAAGATATTATTACATTTATAACATTTGACAATTCTACAATATACGCATCAGCAATTAATAATTTAGTATAATGAGATTTACACCATTCACATTTGTTGGTTCTCAACAATTAGGAACATTTAATTTTGATACGCCAGCAGGAGCAACAACAGGAACTTTTTCTTCTGGTGGTGTTGATTATGGATATGTTAAATTTACATCAGGCAGTTATACATTAAATGTAACTACTGGTGCTGAAATTGATATGTTAATTGTAGGTGGCGGAGGCGGAGGAAGGGTAGATGGGCTAGCTATTGCAGGTGTTGGCGGTGGTGGCGGTGGTGTTTATTATTCTGAACTAAGACTATATAAAGGAAATTATAATGTAGTGGTAGGTGCAGGCGGTGCACAAAATATATCAGGAAGTAGTTCATCTATTTCTACTTATGGCATATCTTACACTGCAACGGGTGGTAATCAATTTGGTGTAAGTGGTGGCCCACAATTTAATGCAGCAGGTAGTAATATTCAATGTACTGTACAAAATAACTCAGGCGGTGGAGGTGGCGGTTCAGCTGCACAAACGGGTTCAAATGCATTTTGTGGTTCAGGTAATTTAGCAGCTGGTGGAGCTGGTGGTGAAGGTTTAACTTATAATATGGATGGAACACCAAGTGTATATGGTTCAGGTGGTGGTGGAGGTTCATCTACTTCTGCATTTGCACAAGGTGGTAATGGTGGAACTAATGCAGGTAATGGTGCAAGTTACAACACTACCGCAACAAATGCTACAAATGGATTTGGTGGAGGTGGAGGTGGAGAAAGAGCCGGTAATCCAGGTCAAGCGGGTAGTGGTGGGCATGGTATAATAATATTAAGATATACAACATAAAATAACTATTTTTTTTAACACATTTGTTATTAACATTATAAACAACTAAACAATGAATTCAAAAACTGTATTAAGTAAGATATTAGGACTTTTATCTATGGATAAGGAAGTGGAATTAACTTACGCAAAATTGAAAGACGGAACAATCGTTGAATCTGCAACATTCGATGTAGGTGAAGATTTATTCGTAGTATCAGAAGATGGTACTAAAACCCCAGCTCCAGACGGAACACATGAATTATCTTTAACAGATGAATCAGGTAACGAAAACTTAATCAAAGTTATCACAAAAGATGGTAAGATTGAAGAAAGAGAAAACGTAGAGTTAGAAACTGTAAAGGTTGAAGATTTACCTTCTGCATCAGGAGATGTATTAGATGTAAATTTAGTACCTGACCAAACTAACCAAATCAAATCTGGAACTTTAATGGCAGAAGAAACCGAAGAGGTAATGCCAATCCCAGAAGATGCAACCGAAGAAGATGAATCAGAAGTAGAAATTAACTTAGCTGACATGGTTAAGAAAATTGAAGAGATGACTTACAGAATTCAAGAGATGGAAACTAAGATGGAAGCAATGATGCCACCAGTAGATTCTGAAGTAACTCAAGAAGTTGCAGGAATGAAAATGTCAGCAGAGCCTGATGAAGAAGAAGAGTTACCAAAATTAGATGGTGCTCCAACAGAAGAAGCTACAAGATTTGCAGCTGAAACAAATAGAAAAAACTATGGTAAGAAAACAACAGATTCACAATCTACGTTCTTATCAAAACTTTATAAATAAAATTATTAAAAATCCAAAAAAGGAAACAATGAACAAATTACAAAAATTCGCACTTCCTACTATTACTAACTCTACCTACTCAGGTGAGGCAGCAGCAGGATACATCGCAGCAGCGTTGTTAAGTGCAAACACATTGGACAAGAAGCTTGTTACTATCATGCCAAACGTGAAGTACAAATCTGTAATCCAAAAATTAGCTGTAAGTGGTATCGTACAAGATGCTTCTTGCGACTTCGTAACTTCAGGTAGCGTAGCTATTACTGAACAAATCTTAACTCCAAAAGAATTACAAGTTAACTTACTATTATGTAAGCAAGAATTTGTAGCATCATGGGAAGCTTTACAATTAGGTTTCTCTGCTTTTGATGAAATCCCTAAGAACTTTAACGACTTCTTAATCTCTTATGTTGGTGGAACAGTAGCTCAAGCAACAGAAGAAAACATCTGGGCTGGAACTGCAACTAATGGTTCTTTCACAGGATTCCAAACTTTATTCTCTGCTTCAGTAGCAGCGGGTGGAGCAACAGCAGTATTACCTGCAAAATCAGGTGGAACAGGTGTTATCATCTCTGGTAGTATCGACTCAACAAATGTAATCTCTAAATTAAATGATGTTTACTTAACTATCCCTAAGACAGTTTTCGGTAAACCAGATTTATTGATTTATGTATCAACTGACGTAGCAAGAGATTATCAAGCTGCATTAGCAGGTGGTGGTGCAAGTGGATTAGGTGCTAACGGTTTCAACAACCAATTGAACGTAGGTGAAAAACCAATGAACTTCAATGGTATTGAAATGGTAATGTGTCCAGGTATGGGTACTGACAAAATCGTAGCAGCTCAAAAATCTAACT